ATGAATGTGGTGATGAAATTTGCAAACAACACATTCTATGATTTTGCAGCAGTTTTGTCATTGCGCAATGACAAAATGGTAGCAAAATAGTGACAAAATGTGTGTGTAACTACAGGTGGCGGGGCAAGTGATTGAATTGCAGCGCATCGGCAAGTTTAGCGGCAGATATTTGGTCAAACAGGCGCGGCACGATTACAGCCAATCGCGCGGCTACATTACCGATTTGGAAATCAAAATGGTTGAATACATTGCGGAAGAAAGTGAAAACGATGCGCTCCCAGCCCACCCATAATTTTGCTGCCACCTTGCAGTTTGGCACCGTCGCCGCTGTGGACGCGGCAAAGCACAGCCTGCGCGTTACCCTGCCCGCGCTGGAAAACCTGCAAACCGACTGGCTGCCGATGATTACCCCCGCCGCGCTGGGCAACCAGTTTTACCGCCTGCCCGATGTCGGCACGCTGGTGGTGTGCCTGCTGGACGCGCAGGGCGAAAGCGGCGCAGTGCTGGGCGCAATCTACAACGACGCCGACCCCGCGCCCGCCAGCAATGCTGATTTGCACGTTTTGCAGTACAGCAACGGCACGCGCATTGAGCACGACCGCAGCACGGGCAATGTGCTGGTTAAAACCAGTGGCAAAGTGTTGGTGCAGGCGGGCGAGGTTACCATTGACGCGCCCAATACCACGACCACAGGCAATTTGCTGGTGCAGGGCAGTTTGACCTACCAAGGCGGTATGACAGGCAGCGGCGGTGCGGGCGCTGCGGCGGTGATTAACGGCAGCCTGAAAACTACGGGCAGCATTGATGCGGGTGGGGAGATTACGGGGGCGAAGGTGAAGGAGCGGTAAAGAAAAACCGCCCCATCTATTCCAATTCACAAAACAGCCGATACCAATACATTCCATTCCAAACAACGCCGCGCAAGTTCCTGACATCAGGCACTTTGCGCGGCGTTTTTTAATCCGCATTAAAAGTTTCAGCCAGCCTGAAACCCTATCATTCCCCGCATGACTACCCCCATCCCACGTTCCCAACACTGGCAGCTCGCCCCCGACGGCGCAGGCATCACGCAGGGCGCGGACGATATTGATTTGTGCATCCGCCATATTTTGTCCACGCGCAAGGGCAGCGATGTGCTGCGCCCCGATTTCGGCTCCAACCATTTTGATTATTTGGACACGCCCGAGGATGTGTTCCGCCCCAATGCGGTGCGCGAAATCGTGCTGGCGGTGCAGACTTGGGAAAAACGCGCGGTGGTGGAGCGCGTGCTGTTTGACGGCAGCGCGCCGCACATCACCATCAAAGTGGCATGGCGCATTGCCGATGGCTTGGGCGGCGCATTGCTGTCCAGCCCCGTTTACACCACAGGATTAAGCACATGAACCCTGCAGAATTAAGCCGCGAAGCCGTCAAGATTGTGGACGACAGCCCCGACACGGTGCTCGCCGAGATGATTGCCGATTACGAGCAGCGCACGGGCAAGACCTTGCAGCCTGCCCATATTGAGCGGCTGCTAATTAACACCTTTGCCTACCGCGAAACCCTGCTGCGTGGGCAGATTAACGAGAGTTTCCGCCAGCAGCATCCGCGTTTTGCCACAGGGCTGATGCTGGATTTGTGTGGCGACGATGTGAACACGCCGCGCCTGAATGCGTCTGCCGCGCGGTGCACGATACGTTTTCAGGCTGCCGAGTTTCACAGCGAAGTGAACATTCCTGTGGGCACATTGGTGGGCGCGGGCGATGTGTTGTTTGCCATCATTGAACAAGGGCAGCTGACTGCGGGGCAGCCTGAAACCGCGTTGCTGGCGGAATGCACCACCACGGGCACGCGCGGCAATGGCTGGTCTATCGGGCAAATCAATGCGCTGCAAAGTCCGCTGGTGGGCGCGGCGCAAATCAGCGCAGCCAATATCAGCGTACCCACAGGCGGCGCGGAGGTGGAAAGCGATGAAGCCTACCGCGAGCGCGTATTGCTTGCGCCCGAAAGTTTCAGCGTGGCGGGCAGCGTGGGCGCGTATCAATACTGGGCGCGGGCGGTGTCGCCTGCGATTTGCGATGTTCATGTGGCGAACGCGGTGGACACATCGGGCAACCCCATCGGCGGCACGGTGGCGGTAACCATCTTAACCAAAACAGGCGCGCCCACCGCCGAACTCATCAGCCAAGTGCAGCGCGAGCTATCGGGCGAAACCAAACGCCCATTGTGCGACACGGTGCTGGTTTACGCGCCCAAGGTGGTGGACTACACCGTCAACGCCGATTTGGTGCTGTTTACAGGCGCAAACGCCGCCGAAACCAAAGCCGCCGCCGAAGCCGCATGGGCAGCGTTTGAAGCCGCGCGGCGGCAGAAGCTCGGGCGCGACATTGTGCCGTTGGATATTTCAGGCAGCCTGAAAGTAGCGGGCGTGTACAACGTCATCCTGCATTCGCCCGCCCACACCATCGTTGCGCCCAACCAATGGGCGCGCTGCACTGCACTCAATCTGCGCGTGCTGCCCGAGCAGCAGGACGGCTAACATGAAATTGAGCTACGCCCAAATTATAGAACGCGACCAGCGTTACAAAATCCTTGCCGATTTAGGCTTGCGGCTATCGCTATTGGACACACCCAAGCTGATGCCGCGCTTGGTGGATTTGGTTGCGCCCGAGCACCTGATTTTGCTGGCAGAAAGCCGCAGCATCTTGAACGAAGACGGCTACTGGTTGGCTGAAAGCGACAGCGCACGCCGCCGCCTGATTAAAGGCGCATACGAGCTGCACCGCAAAAAGGGCACGCCGTGGGCAATCCGCGAGATTGTGCGGCGGCTGGGCTTCGGGCAGGTGGAGTTGATTGAGCGCATGGGCAACAAAACCCACAACGGCGAAATCAGGCGCGACGGGCGGTACAGCCACGGGCACAGCGACCGCTGGGCGCACTACCGCATCATTATGAACGCGCCGATTACCAACGACCAAGCCGCCCTGCTGCGGCGCACGCTGGCTGCCTTTGCCCCCGCCCGCTGCATACTCGCCGCGCTGGACTACCAAACCGCCAGCCTGCGCCACAATGGGCAAGCCACGCGCGATGGCGCGTTTAACCGTGGCACGGCGTAGGCAGCCTGAAAAATGCAAATGTCCCAATCATCAAGGAAAACACATGGCAAACCTTAAAGAAACCGCCTTTTGGGAAGAAGGCATCTACCAGTTTGAGACCACCGACCCCGTGTTAGGCGGCGAAAACGGCATAGACAACAAACCCACCCGCCAGCTTGCCAACCGCACCGTCTATTTGAAACAAGAGCTGGAAACCGCCCAGCAAAGCCTACGCAACCGCATCATCAGCGCGGGCGCAGGGCTGACAGGAGGCGGCAATCTATCCACCGACCGCAGCATTGCGCTAGCTACGCCGTCCACGCTTTCAGGCAGCATCGCCAACTGGGCGGGCAACGGCACGGTGGGGCATACGCATGAACTCGCTGCTGCCACCGCTACGCTGGCGGGCGTGGTCAAGCTGATTAACACGCTCAACAGCACGGCGACCGATGCCGCGCTGTCTGCCGCGCAGGGTAAAGTGTTGAACGATGCCCTTACCAAACTCAACGCGCTGCTCACAGGCTACACCGCTAACAGCTTTTGCCCCAGCGGGCAAATCGGGCTGTTTGCGATGGACTACGCCCCCGCAGGCTGGCTTAAAGCCAACGGTGCGGCGGTATCGCGCACGGTGTATGCCAAGCTGTTTGCCGCGATTGGCACACGCTACGGCGCAGGCGATGGGCATTCCACGTTTAACCTACCTGATTTGCGCGGCGAGTTCCTACGCTGTTGGGACGATTGGCGCGGGGTGGATGCAGGGCGCGTGCTGGGCAGCTGGCAGGGCGACGCCATCCGCAACATTGCGGGCAATGCGGCGACTTATACCCAAGACGACATCCGACCCAACGGTGTGCTCGGCATCAGCAACAAAGCCACGCGAGGCATCGTGTGGGAGAACAACTGGCAGAACTTCGGCATTCAGGCGCAATTGGATTTTGACGCTTCGCGCGTGGTGCCGACCGCCAATGAGAACCGCCCGCGTAACATCGCGCTACTGGCGTGCATCAAAATCTAATCATGTAAAAGGACGAAACGATGAGCGATTTACCCCAAACCAAACCCGTGTGCCAACTAGACGCAGAGGGCTTTTATGTTTGCCAAACCGTAGCCGATGCCGACCCCATGCAGCCTGAAAACTGGCTAATCCCCGCTGGTTGCATTGATACCGAGCCGCCCGAAGTGAAGCCCAATTTAGCGGCAAAATGGCAGCCTGAAAGTAAAACATGGGCATACCTGCCCGACCATCGCGGCAAAACCGCCTACCGCACCGACAATGGGCAGCCTGAAACGGTGGAAACCGTGGGCGAACTGCCCGCGCATCTGACCACCATCGCGCCACCTTCCGAGCTGCACGAATGGAACGCGGAAAAACAAACATGGCAGCTTAATCGCGCCAAGCAAAAAGCCACCGAGCAAGCGCAGTTTCAGGCTGCCCAAGCGGCAAAACTGACCGAGCTGGCGAACGCCGCGCAAGCCTTTGTGGATAAGCATGCCAAAACGGATATTGTCCCCGCGTTTGAACAAGAGACATGGGCAATGCAAGGCGCGGAAGCGCGAGCATGGGCAGACGACGACAACGCACCCACCCCCATCTTGGACAGCATCGCCCACCACCGCAATATTGACCGCATTATGCTGATTCGCGCCGCGCTGCGCAAAACGCAACAGTATGAAGCGTTGGCAGCAGGCGTGGCAGGGCAGCGGCAAGCGTTGCAAGTGCAGATTGAGCGAGCAAAAACATTGGATGATTTGGCAGCGATTGAGATTGCTTTCAGGCTGCCTGAAATGGGAGGATAAACCATGGCACAGGTTTATTTGGCTTTGTATAAAGGGCGCAAACGCGGCAAAACCCCACGCGAGCTGTGGCAACGCTTGATGGATTGGGCGGTGCGATGGGCAACGAGCGGGCAATACAGCCATTGCGAGATTGCCGTCAAACACAGCTTTGCCGACGACTACCACTGCTATTCCGCCAGCCTGCGCGATGGCGGCGTGCGTAGCAAAACCATGCCGCTGCCCGCCGACAAATGGGATTTGCTAGCTATCCGCGATGTTGATGCGTATGACAAGATGTGGGCGTTATTCCAACAAACACGCGGCGCAAAATACGATTACTGCGGCGCGTTGGGCTTGGTGCTGCCGATTCGGCAGGCGCGGCAAAGGTGGTTTTGCAGCGAGTGGTGTGCCAAGGCATTAGAATTAGGGCAGCCTGAAAAGTTTAGCCCAAATCGCCTTGCTCATTGCCTTGCAGGCGGGATAAGAAACATAGGCGGCGTGCGCCGAAAATAGAAAAGTCCTGACATCAGGAAAAGTAACTCAATCAAGAGGCAGCAAATGCAACAAAATTCCAAAAAACAGTTTGACAAGGACAAACAAGGTGCAACTTTTTACAGACAGACAGACGCTAAAACCTCACCCATCATTCCGTGGATGGGCAGCAAACGCCGTCTAGCCAAACACCTGCTGCCGCTGTTTCCCGAGCATGGCTGTTATGTAGAGCTGTTCGCAGGCGGCGCAGCCCTGTTTTTCCTGCGCGACACTCCCGCCCGCTGCGAAGTGTTAAACGACATCAACGGCGACTTGGTTAATCTCTACCACGTAGTGCAGCACCATTTTGACGAGTTCGTGCGCCAGTTCGCATGGCTGTTCAGCAGCCGCCAAACCTTTGTGCAGCTGCAAGCTCAGCCGCCCGCAACCCTAACCGACATCCAACGCGCCGCCCGCTTCTTTTATCTGCAACACAACGCCTTCGGCGCAAAAGTTACAGGGCAAACCTTCGGCACGGAAACAACAGGCAAAGCATGGAATGCCACCACCGTCGCCCAAAAGCTGCAAACCGTGCAAGAGCGGCTCGGCGGCGTGTTTGTGGAAAACGAAACATGGCAAAGCTGCCTGAAACGCTACGACCGAGCGCACACCTTCTTCTACGCCGATCCGCCCTACTGGCAAACCGCCGACTACGGCTTAGGCTTTGATTGGAGCGAGTACGAACAACTCGCCCAAGCCATGCGCACCATGCAGGGCAAGATGATGCTCAGCATCAACGACCACCCCGATATCCGCGCCTTGTTTGCCGAATTTAGAATAGAGCGCTTGGAGCTAGCATATTCGGTCGGCAGAGAACATCAAAGCAGGGGCAAAAGCGGGGAGTTGGTGATTATGAATTACTAAAACAGCAGGCAAGAAAAAAAGGGACGATTGGTGTCCCTTTTTGGTTTTGAGTTTTGCAACAGCATTTCATATTGTGCAATAAAATTGTAAGCGGATTATCTTGCTAATGTGGGCGGTTTTTCGCGCTTGGCATCATCAGGCCTACAGCGTTGTGCGCTGGTTTTTTGCCAACGGCGATGTGTGGCTCAATGAAACCAACGAATTTAAACGCGGCGATTTGCTGGCCTATTCCAAACAAGAGCCGGAAGGTGCGGGCACAAGCGGCAAATATTTTGCCAACGTGTATCACGTTGCCATGTATTACGGCAAAGACGCGCAAGGCAACGACTGGGTAATCGATTCTTACGGCGTTGCCTCCGGCGCGGGCGTTACGGTTCACAAAATGAGCGAAAGCGGGCGATATTACCTTGGTGATGCGCCCCAATTACCGGCGCGGCGGTAACTGACCGTATCCGTTTTGCCCATCAAAAAAGCCTATGCGCGCGCATGGGCTTTTTGTTTTTGCAACGCATCATGGCTTTGCCGCGCACAGTTTGAGGCAGCCTGAAAAGCCAAAACGCCCGTCAAACCATTTGACGGGCGTTTTTTGATGGCGGGCAGCCGTGTTATTTGCCATTGTTGATGCAAGTGGTGTAAACCGCGGCTGCCCATGCTTGCATATGGTCTTGGCGTTCGGCATCGGTTTTGCCGATTTCAATTGTGCCTTTGGGTTGTTTGTAGAGCATATTGTTGATGCCTTCCACGATGTTGCCCACCAATTTTTGCGCTTCGGGCTTGGCGGGCTTAACGTATTTTTGTTGCAGCATTTTCAGCGCGGTAGATTGGTTTTTGCCTGCTTGAAACTGCCCCATAGAATCCAAGGCGATGTTGGCAACAATGGCGCAGTCTTCGTTGAGCTGCTCTTGTTGCGCGGTGGGCGCAGCAAGCGCGGGGGCGGTAAACAGGGCAATCGTAAGCGCGGCTAAGGTAAATTTTTGTTTCATGGGGTTGTCCTTTCGTTCGTTATAAAAATAGTCCGCAGCGGGCGGCACACGGGCATTGTAGAGAGTATTGCGAGCGGGGGCAACTTTTGGGCGGGTTTGCGGTTTGGCGCAACGGCGTTGACGGCCGAGGCTTTTGCGCCGCCGAGGGTAGCCTGAAAATAATGTTGGCGCGGCAGATTTAAAGATTGGGTTTTTCAGGCTGCCAAGCGTTGCCGCATTTGTTCAAACAGGCAGATGGTGGCGGCTTGGGCGATGTTGAGCGATTCCACCGCGCCTTGCATGGGGATTTTGACCGTGGCATCGGCGGCGGCAAGGATGTCTGGCGACACGCCGCTGCCTTCGTTGCCGAAAATCCATGCGGATGGTGGGCGCAAATCCAATTCGTACAACGAAAAATTGTTGTGTTCCGTCAGCGCGGTGGCGAGCGTGCGGTGGGGGTAGCCTGCCAGCCAGTCGCGCAAATCCACGCGCTCGTGCAGCGTGAGCGCAAAATGCGCGCCCATGCCCGCGCGCAACACTTTGGGTGAATAGGCATCGGCGCAGCCCGCGCCCAGCACCACATGGCGGATGCCTGCGGCCGCCGCGCTGCGCAGCACCGTGCCCACGTTGCCCGCGTCTTGCACCGCGTCTAACACGATGCAGTCTTCGCGGGCGGGCGGCGCGGGGCAGGGCAGGGCGATGAGGCTGATGATGTCGTCGGCGTGGTCCAGGCTGCTGATTTTTTGCAGCAAATGGGGGGCGACGGGGGTGATGCGGTTTTCAGGCAGCCTTGCGGCAAGCGCGGCGGTTTCAGGCTGCCGCAATTTTGGCTCGGGGATGTATACCTGCTGCGGCGTGTTGCCTGCGTCTAAATAGGCGGCGAGCAGGTGCGCGCCTTCCAGCGCGGCTTGCCGGTGTTCGCGGCGGTGTTTGGCGGCGGTTAGGATTTTGGCGAGGTGTTTGAGCTGGGGGTTTTGGGGGGATTGGATGGGCGGCATGGTGTTGGGAATGGGCGGCAAGAGGCAGCCTGAAATCGGGTTGGCGGGCTTGGCGAAGATCAAAAGGGTTGGCGGATTTTTGCGAAACGAAAACGGGATGGAATATTGGGATGGGCTTGGTTTGCATTTTTCAGGCTGCCTTGATGCGCGTTCCAAAGGCAGCCTGAAAACGTGTTCAGCCGAAAAAGCCCATTTTCACTTGGATGAGCTTTTCCAGCTCGCGCGAGATGCGGCGGCGGGAAACGAACAGCACCAGCCTATCGCCGTCGGCAAGGATTTGGTCGTGGTGCCGCCCCATGATGACTTCGTCGCCGCGCACGATGGCGGCGATGTGGCAGGGGGGGGGCCCTTTGACTTCGTCCACGCGCCGCCCCCCCCGCGATGAGGG